ATGGGCGTCGACGTCCAGAAGTTCAGCCTGGTCTATGTGATCCGGGCCTTTGGCGCGCGCGGGACGTCCTGGCTCGTGGAGTTTGGCCAGCTTTACGGACCCACCGAGGATGACGACGTCTGGTCAGCACTGGCGGACTTGATGCTGACGCCGGTGAGCGGCATGCAGATCGAGAAAGTGTTTGTCGACAGCGGCTTTCGGCCCGACAAGCCGGAACTGGGCAACGAGCACAAGGTCTATGAGTTTTGTCGACGCTACAGCTGGCTCTGTTCGCCCACAAAGGGCCGGGATCAGCAAAACCCGCCCTACAGGGTGTCCAAGATCGAGGTGAAGCCGGACGGCAAACGCGCGCTTTACTCGATCGATCTGGTGACGCTGTCGACGGATTTCTTCAAATCGCTGGTGATGTCGCGCATCCGCACGCCCGCCGATCAGCCGGGGGCGTTTCATGTTCATGAAGCCGTCTCGGAGGATTACTGCAAGCAGCTGACCTCGGAGGCCCGGATTGTGGTGCAGGGCAAGCCGGTCTGGGTCAAACGTTCGCGCAACAACCACTTTCTGGACTGTGAGGCACTCTGCGCTGCCATCGGCTACACGCTGAACGTGCAGCGGATCCCCGAAGGTGTGGAGCGCAAGCTGTCCATTGAGGCGGCGGTGCCCGACGGGCATGACCCGTCAATGGTGGCCGCACCGGAGCCAGACCCACACGGGGCGCCGCTGCCGACATCACGCTCCTCCCAGATCCGTGGCGGCAGCGGCGCGCTGCGCGGGCGATTTGCACGCCAGGGCAGCCGGTTGAACAGGTAACGAACATGACCGTGATCTCAAAGCTCAAAGATCTGCTGGCCGAGGCGCTGCCTCCGACAGTGGGGTCTGAGGGGATGACCCTCCCCAAGCCCTCGGGCAAATACATGCGCGGCGGGCGCGGTGTCACCTTTGCTGGCTGGAAACCGGCGCTGCGGGAAAGCCAGGATGATATTGGCGAGGCCTGGGATGATGCGGCCGCGCGGGTAGGTGATCTCCTGCACAACAGCGGCTGGCTGGCCGGGGCAATGGAGCAATGCGTCGCCAACACCGTGGGCACGGGTCTGCAGCTGAAGGCGCTGCCGGAGAACGAGACTTTTGGGATGACGCCAGCTGAGGCCTCGGACTGGGCGAAAACGGTGGAGCGCCGGTTCGAGCTTTGGGCGCGTAACGCGCAGGAATGCGACATTCAGGGTTTGCGGACATTCGGCCAGATGCAGGCGGCGGCGTTTCGATCCTGGCTTGTGACGGGCGAGATCCTCGCAGAGCTGCCCTGGCGCAAGCGGCCCTGGAACCGCTACGGCACCAAGGTGCGACTGCTGCCGCCGCAGCGGCTTTCGCGCAAAACGGAAAGCATGAGGCGGCTGATCAACGGGGTTTATACGGATGCCGACGGCATGCCCGTGGGCTATCGCGCCATTCGCAAGGACCTGTTTCGCCATGACGTGGAATACGATGTGCGCGCCCGCGACCGGGCGGGCCGCCCACGGGTGATCCATATCTTCGAAGGCGCGCCTGGTACACATCGAGGCATCTCGCCTCTGGTTCCCGCGCTGCAGGTGGCCCGGCAGTTCGACCAGCTGGCCGATGCCACGCTGATGGCGGCGATCGTGCAGACCTTGTTTGCAGTGACGATCACCTCCGACGAGCCGACGGAACAGGTGTTGCAGGGCCTGCTGACGCCACAGGAACAGGCGCAGATGCTGGCGCAGGGTATCTCGCCGATGGAGGCCTATATCGAAATGGTCGCAGGCTATTACGACGGCAGCACGCTGGATGTGGGTATCAATGGCCGCCTGGCTCATCTCTTCCCGGGACAGGAGCTGACGTTCCACACTTCGAACCATCCATCGTCGGATTACGCGGCCTTCGCCATGCATCTGCTTCGGGAACTCGCGCGCTGCCTTGGGCTGACCTATGAAAGTGCCACGGGAGACAACGTGGGTGCCACCTATTCTTCGCTGCAAGCGGCGACGACAGAGATTTTCGCGATCACGAAGGCCCGGCGGCACAACATCATGGCGCCGTTTTGTCAGCCCATCTTTGAGGCCTGGCTTGAGGAAGAGATCGAGGCGGGCAGCCTGCCGTTTCCGGGTGGGATTGCCGGTTTTATGGCCAATCGCACGGCTGCGTGTCGCGCGGAATGGCGGGGCGACCCGCGCCCGCAAGCCGATGATCTGAAAAAAGCCAAGGCGCATGAGGTCTGGAAGCGCCTTGGTGTCATGTCGGATGCGATGATCTGCACTGATCTCGGGGCGGATGTGGACGATGTCTACCAGCAACTGGCGCAGGAACAGGCGCTCAGGGCCGAATACGGGCTGCCCGAGCCGCAAATGATGGGCGCGCAGGGCGGTGGGCTGAGTGCCGCTGACGCAGATGAACAGGACGAAACTAGTGGTGAGGCGGAGACATGACCATCAGCATTGACGATGCCGATCCCTGCGCGGCGGCCGCCAGCCTGCGGCAGGTCTATGTCCGGCTCGTCGCGGGAGAAGGCGCCATGGAGGTGCGGTTCCGGGCGGGATCAAACGGTGTGGAGCGGTCGGTGACCTATCATCGTGCGCATCCCGACCGGCTTTTGGCAGTCATTCGCAACTTTGAAGAACACTGTGCCCGCCTGCAGGGCCACGGCCCACGGCGCTTTGCGCTTGGAACAGGAGGGGTGCGATGACGGAACCGCCAGATGTTGAACACTCTGCGGTGGCGCAGGCGGGGCCGACGCTCGTACAGATAGCTGGGCGCGTGCTGAACCGCCCGCTGCTGCTGCACCCGGATAAGGCTGATCTGATCCTGCATGTGCTGCAGGGCCGGATTGGCATCGAGCCATTGGCGGCTCCGGACCCGCAATCGAACCGCTTTGTCGGCAGTCACCGCCGCGATAATGGCAGCGTCAGTTCAATGTGCATTACAAACGGCGTCGCCATCCTGCCGATCGTGGGCAGCCTGGTGAACCGCGGGGCCTGGATCGGGGCCAATTCGGGGCTGGTGTCCTATGAAGGGATTGCCGCGCAACTGCGCGAGGCGCAAGCCGATCCAGAGGTGCGGGCAATCCTCTTGGATATCGACAGTCCCGGCGGCGAGGCCACGGGCATGTTTACGACTGCCAACCTCGTTCGCGCTGTGAACGAGGTGAAGCCGGTTCTGGCCTTCGTCAATGATGTGGCCGCCTCGGCTGCCTATGGCATCGCGAGCGCGGCATCGGAAATCATCGTCTCACCCACCTCGATGGTTGGCTCCATCGGTGTGGTGCTGACCCATCTCGATCGCTCGGGCGAACTTGAGGACCGCGGCGTGAAGCCGACGTTGATCCATGCCGGTGCGCATAAGGTCGACGGCCACCCGTTTGGGCCGCTGTCGGACGCGGTGCGCGCTGATCTGCAAGCCGAGGTCCTGAAAATCTACGACCAGTTTGTCGGGTTGGTCGCAGAAGGGCGTGCTGGCCGGATCAGCGCCGCCGCGATCCGCGCCACAGAAGCCCGCACCTATCTTGGCGCGGATGCCATTGCTCAAGGTCTCGCCGATCGTATGGCGAGTCTGGACGAGGTTATCGCCGCGCTCTCGCAACCGCCCTCCGGGGCAAACCCCCAGAGAAAGGGAGGACCCATGACCAGAACCATCCAAAGCGAGGCGCCCGCTAGTGACGTCTCCGCCATCAGCCCAGCCGATCTGCAAGCCGCTGTCGATGCCGCCCGCACTGAGGCGCGTACCGCCGGTGTCACCGCTGGCAAAGCCGAGGCCACGGCGCGGATCAAGTCCATCCTGACAGCGCCCGAGGCCGAAGGGCGCGAGGCGCAAGCGTTGGTGTTGGCGCTTGAGACCGAGATGACAGCTGTGGATGCCGCGAAAGTTATGACGGCATCCCCCAAGGCATCGGTCCCCACGACGATCGCCGACCGGGCCGCTCACGAGACCGAGCTCGGGGCTGAAACCCCGGCCGATCAACGCAACCGCGCCGAGCGCAGTGTGGCGGGGTGGTCGAAAGCCATCACCCACGCCAATGCGCGCTTCGGCTGAATAAGGGAGAAGGACCATGACTGTTCTCACAGAAGGCCGGCATCCCGGCGAATTCCTGATGACCGAGGCCAATGGCCAGCGCTCGCGGGAAAATATCACCATCGCCAGCGGTGCTGGCATCATCGCCCCGGGCACCGTGCTGGGCAAAATCACCGCCAGCGGCAAATACCTGGCCAGTGCCGTGGGGGCTGCGGATGGCAGCCAGACGGCCGTGGCGATTGCGCTCTACGGCTGCGATGCAACAGCCAGTGACGTCGCCGTTGCTGCCATCACCCGCGATGCCGAGGTGAACGGCAAGATAATGACCTACCATCCCGACCGCGACCAGGCTGCCGAAAAGGTCGCTGCCCAAGCTGACCTCGCGGGTGTCGGCATTATCGTGCGCTGAGCGCCGCCAAAGCGCCCCACCAGAATGAAAACTGATCCCCCGTGCTCTCGGGCCACGGGCCGATCCCGCGTGGCCAGTTGCTGGCGCGCCGACGCAATAAAGGACCCCCCATGTCGATCCTCAACATCTTCAGTCAGGACGCGTTCAGCGTCATGCGCCTCACGGATGCGCTTCGTGAGATCAAATACACGCCGTCCCGCATCGGGCAGATGGGGCTGTTCCAGACCTCCAGCATCGACACGCTGGATATCGCGATCGAGAAGGACAAGGAACAAAACCGCATGCTGGTTTCGGCCAGCCCCCGCGGTGGCCCGGGCCAGACCTTTGGCAAATCGAAACGCGCCATGCGGATGCTCAAGGTGCCGCATTTCCAAGTGGACGATGCGATCTATGCCGACGAGGTCCAGCAGGTGCGCGCCTTCGGCCAGGAAGTCGCCGTGGAGCGGTTGCAGCAGAAGATCGCGGACCGTGCGGCGGAAGCCAGCCAGTTCTTCGCGCTGACCGAGGAATACCACCGGCTCAATATCCTTAAGACTGGCCAGCTTCTGGACGCTGATGGCTCGGTGCTTTTTGATTATTTCACCGAGTTTGGTGAAAGCCAGCAGGCCGTGGTCGACTTTGATCTCGACAACGCGAGCGCCACCGATGGGGCACTGCGCAAGAAATGCGCCGGTGTTATCCGCCAGATGGCCGGCATTCTCGACGGGCTGCCGTATACGAGCGTCATCGCGCTTTGCGGGGATGCGTTCTTCGACGACCTGATCGGCCACAAGGAAGTCCGCGAGAC